GTTGTAAATGCATTGTGGGCTTTGTTAAGCGAATATAGCCGAGACATTGACGTAATGACTTCTGAATCCGTGCATATTCCAGGCAGTCAACGTTTTAGAATGGTTCAAAGCCTTCTTGAGTATTGGCAACGACAATATGAAAACCAAGCACGTGCGCTCAACATTGGAGTTAATCGTATTGAAGTAATGAATCTTAGCCGAGTTTCACGTACTACAAATCGTTATGTTCCAATCTACCGCGCTCGTGAACTTGGAGATTATGGTCCAATTGAGAGAGTATTCCCAGAACGAGATAAAGGAACTATTGAAGTTGAGGATAAAGGAGACGACCTACGAGAGGATGTATTCGTAGATACTAATCCTCCTAGCAGTCTTTATAACACTGGATTCTTCTAATGGATGCCCGAACTGAATTAGGGCTTATCAGAAAACGTTACCGAGAGTATTCTCGGTTAGTTGGTGAGTCCATTGTTTATTACGAGTTCATACCGTTTGGAAACGCCGCTAGTTCTACTGGTTCATACTTTGATGACGTCTATGACGAAGGCATAAGTGGAACTGGAGGGCGTAAATACAAAAACGGTATTATTCTTCCAGTTTTGATGATTACGGAAACTGAGGACCAAAAGCGTTCAATTCCAGAAGGTCGTCAACCAATTGAGGTTGTTAATTTTGTAGCCTCAGTAGAGGATTTTAGGTCGGCTGGAGTAACTAACGTTTGGGAATATAAAACCCATCTTAACGATTTGTTTACATATGACGGAAGGTACTTTACCGTAACTTCTTACAAAGTTCGTGGTAGAGCCAAAGATGACATTATCATAGTAGTTGAGGGTCTTGAGGTCTACTTTAATCAAGAATATCCTTTTGACCCAAATCCCACATTTACTAACATCAGTAACCTTCCTTGGCCTTCTAGACTTCCCAGTATCTGATAAACTTGATTTAACTTTAGCGAGCGCTAAAGGGTACAACTGCCTAGAAGAATTGGAGTGCATTAACAAGCATGTCGTCTGCCGCACGTTCTTCTAGACCATCGTTCATTTCTGGTGAGTTTGAAGTTGTGCGATATGCAGAATTCTTGGCTAAAGAGTATGCTAAGGCTTTGGCTCAGGCTATTAAAGAAAGTACTAAAGAAGAAACTATTGCACTACAGGAAAGAGCCAAAAACTCTAAAACTGATTGGGCTAAAGTTTCAGATAGTTTAAAAGTTACATACAATGAAAGCACTGGAACTGTTGATTACGGAATAACTGGCAATGATGAAAAGGCTCGTCTTGCTACAGACCTTGAGTATGGTGTTCCTACAAAAGTTGCCCCACAACCGTTGCTTCGTTCACAGGTTTTAGGCAATCAAACAGAACTTAGTAATAAAATTGCTAACAAAGTTCACGCTAAGTTAACGGCAAAATACCGATGAGTAGAGTTGGTTTTCTCCTTGCCGAAGATGAGGCTCTTAAAAACTTGTTTGCGGGTATGACGGTTCCTGACGACAGAAACAACGAGCGACCAGTAGAAGTCTTTTTTAGATATCCAGAAGGTGAAACAGAACGTTCATATCCTTTTATTACTTTGGAACACATTGATATTATCCATGCTAGAAACAGGCAACATTCTGAATCGGATATTTATTATAGGACTGGTGCAGGTGCCGCACCTGCTATTCCAGCAAACTCTGCAAATCGTATGGATTATTGGCCTAGCGTATCTACTAACTTTAACTTTAAAACAAACAAAAACAGTTACGCTTATTTAGAGGCTAACGAACACGTTCCTGTTGATTTGTTGTATCAGGTATCTACCTTTACAAGAACAGCCCTTCATGATAGGTATTTAACTGCAAAAATGCTTACTGAAATCTTTCCTTGGAGAAAAGGTTTTATTGATATTGGCGCAGATAACACTATTAGGCGTTTAGACCTGTTGGACTGGACTACAGCAGACCTCCTTGACCCAGAGGCTGGCTATCGCAAACGTATTTTCCGAAAAGTTTACACCGTACAAATGACCGCCGAGATTCCATCGTCTCGTATTGTGGGCACTAAGGCGGTTACTACAGTTGTTGGCGGTGTTGAACGAATCAACAGCGTCAATGGAAGCGTATATAATATGAGCACTAACTCTGAAGAACAATTTTAAAGAATATTAATGTGTATAGTTTCAATATCTAAGGTATACTTTCTGTAAGGAGTAATCCACAATGGCATTTCAACGACCTGGCGTTTACGTATCTGAAGGCGCCTTTACTACATCAGCAACTTCTGGCACAGCCACGGTATCTGCTGGCTTCATTGCGCCTGCACCACGCGGTCCAATTGTGCCAACAAAAGTATCGTCATGGACAGCGTATAAAGCACTGTACGGCGATATTGAAGACGCTTATGACCTTCCATATGCGGTATATCACTATTTTGCAAATGGTGGTCGCAGTGCATATGTTTCTCGTGTATACGATTCATCTGACGCTGTTTCTGCATCGGCAAACTTTGCTGGAACAGTTAACGGTGGCGGTTCTTCAACTGTATTTACAGTAAGCGCTGCAAACCCTGGAACTTGGGGCAACAACCTTACTGTATCTGTAACCGCTGGATTGGTTACTGGTAGTGAGCCAACATTTAACTTAATTGTTAAATTGAGTGGCACAGAAGTTGAACGTTGGAACGAAGTAAGTCTTGATTTAGATTCCAATCGTTATTTAGGAACGGTAGTAAATACTTATTCTACTTATATTACTGTTGCATCCATTGCTACATATACATCTGCTTTTACAGTTACAGCAGTATCCAACACTGCCCTAGCATCTGGTGCAGATGGTTCAACTCCTGCTAACGGAGATTGGGAAGACGCAATAGACGAATTTGATTCAGTTAATGAAGAATTGGTTCTTAACCTAGTCAACAAAACAACTGCTGCAGTTGTTAACTATGCATTAGCATATGCAGAAACTCGCGGAGATTGTTTTGTAGTAATTGACCCAGCATCTGTTACATCAGGTGCTGATGCAGTTTCTGCAATTAGCGGTTATACGGCTTCTTCATACGGCGCTGTGTATTATCCAAAACTTAAAATGGTTGACCCATCAAAAACTGGTGCTGCTGCAATTCGCGATACTGCACCTGGTGGGGCTATTCTTGGATTGTACTCACGAGTTGAGGCAGAACGAACAGTTGCAAAAGCACCTGCTGGTTTTGGATATGACGTTCGCAATGCTTTTGGTCTTGTAACTTCGTTTACCGAAGCAGAACAAGGAACCATGTATGACGCTCACGTAAACACCATGAAAGCAATTCCTGGTGCTGGAGTAATCATCAATGGTGCCCGTACTTTGAAGAAAACAGATATCACAAAGTATGTTCCAACACGTCGTAGCCTTAACTATGTCAAGGCTCAGTCAAAACGACTTACAGATTTTGCAGTGTTTGAACCAAACAACGAACGTCTTTGGACAAACATTCAAGTTCGCCTTTCTAAATTTCTTGCTGAGTTTTGGAGTGCAGGAGGTCTTAAAGGGCGTAACACAAGCGAAGCGTTTTATGTTTTGTGCGATTCAACAAACAACACAACAAACACGATTGAAAATGGTGAAGTTCACGTAGAGGTCGGGGTTGCACTGCAAACTCCCGCTGAATTTATTGTCATTGAAGTTAGCCAATTTGTTGGCGGCTCAAATCTGAACGAAACTGTTTAAGGAGAAATAATGGCTATTTCACAACGTACCGACCCACTTCGTAATTTTAAATTTCAAATTCAAATTGTGGGTGCACCCGACTTGACAAGTCATACTTCATCAGGAACTGGAACAGGTCTTGATGGTCTTGGCTTTGCTGAAATGTCTGGTTTGAGTGTCACTAATGAATTGATTGCATACCGTGAAGGTGGTATGAATACCCATCCACACAAAATGGTTGGTCAATCAGACTTTCCACCAGTGTCTTTCAGCCGTGGTGTTTTTGCAAATCAAGCACAGATGTGGAAATGGCAAACATTTATCCATTCGTGGCAACAAGGAACTGGAACAACTGGAAGCACTGGCTTGTACAACAATGGTGTAAATGACTATCGTTGCGACATTGTTGTTCGTGTATACGACCATCCCTATACTCGTAATGATGGTATTGGTGGTTCGTATCAAGCAACTGATTTGCCTTCTGGAGATACAAAACCAGGTAAAGTTCAATTAGCATTTAAATTGTTTAATTGCTGGCCTGGTGTTTTTGCAATGAATGGCCTTAACGCTGGTGACAACGGTATTTTAATTCAACAAATGACCGTTCACCATGAAGGCTTTTATGTTGCATTTACTGAAAATGAAATCAATTCAATTGGAACAACTCGTTAATTAATTTTAATAATTTACAATTTAAGGAGCACTAAATGTCTACTGAACTTTCGTCTCAAGCAGAGGCTGTAAACCAAGCACTTCAAGACCCAGCACCTAAAGTAGACCTTCCAACAAGTTTAAAGGTTGACCTTTTTCGTGGTTTGTATGCACCTTCTTCAGAAGAATGGTATACAACTGCAACTGTTCGTGAACTTAATGGAGAAGACGAAGAGGCTCTTTCCGCTTTTGACGTTCAAAAAAACGTAACGTATTCTGAATACATGACCCATCTTTTAAAACGTGGTGTTGTAACAATTGGAGATATTGAAGTAAACGGAAAAGCAGAAATTATTGATGATTTAATTGTCGGTGACAGAGACGCTTTATTTTTGGGAGTGCTAAAAGCAACTTATGGTCGTTACCGTGAATTTCAAGTAACTTGTCGCGAATGTGGCGGTGACAATGATATTACTATGGATTTAGATACAGACTTTAAAAGTGAGCCTGTAAAAGTAGACCTTCATAAACCAATTACTGTAAAACTTAAAAACAACACTACAGTTCAACTACGGTATCCAACTGGTGGAGATAGTCAAATTGCTGGCAAACGTGGTAAAACTACTGCTGAACAAAACACTATTATCTTGTCACGATGTGCATTATTAGACGGTAAAACTACTGCTGAAAAAGAGGCGTGGGCTAGGGGGTTGTCATTGGCTGACCGTAATAAGTTGGTTAAAGCCCTCTTCTCGGCGCAACCAGGGCCTCGTATGGAAGAGGTGGAAACCCAATGCTCCCACTGTAATGCTAAGATAGTACTAGCATTAGATTGGGTCGCACTTTTATTTGGCTAATCTAGTCAGGGTTTATTGGGAATACGAAGCGATTGCCTCTACGTATAGGGGTTTTGGTCTAAAAGACCTAAAAACTATGACGGTAAGACAACGAGCATACTGGTTCAGGATGGCTAGTTGGCGAAACTCCAGTGGAGGCTAATTAAATAATGGAAGAACCAAATCTTTCTGGTGGCTTAGGCGGCAGTCCCGCAGAAGGCAACGCCGCCAGTGCAATGGGTAATTCTGTTGTTAACTCACGCCTTAGCGTTGACCTTAAAATGCTTGAAGGTCTTAACAAAGAACTTAATACCTTAAACGAAAACACTAAAAAAATTAAATCTAATTTTAAAGATTTAATTAAGAACACTAAAGATTTAACTGCAGAATTAAACAAAGCCGCTACCGCAATGGGCAAGGTAAGTGGTAAATCTAGTTCTGGCTACATGGACACGAGTAAAGGTATGCCAGCGGTTGCAGACATGCGTGAAATGCAAATGCAAAGCGTTGAGCGTATTCTTGGGGCGCTTGGTAAAGGTGGTGGTCTTCCTGGAGCAGGAGGTGGCGCTGGAGGTGGAACCTTTAGCAAAATGAAAGGAGGGTTAGAAGCATTTAAAGCAACACCTTATGGAAAAGCAGCCATGTTTGCAGTAAACGCTGCTGTTGAAGGTGCGGCAATGATTGATGACCGAGTTGACCGTAATAAAGGATACGCACTTCCAGCAGACAAATTAAGCGTACAACTACAGCAACAGTACGGAATGAGTCAAATGGACGTAATGACTAATCTGCGAGGACCTTTGCGTGGACGCCGTTTAGGAATGGGTGGAATTAACGAACTACTATCAATGCAATCACGCACTGGTATTAATGCGGCAAATCAGGCTAGTTCTGTAGAAGGTTTAAGAACATTAATGGGCTATGGTTATAGTGCAGGTGATGTTACTCAATACATTGAAAGTCTTGGTCAAGCAGACACCGTAAACCGAATGTTTATGATGACTGGCACCAGTCTTTATGGTATTGGTGGAACACAAAAATCAGCACAACAAGTAAACCAAGATTTAATTCAAAGATTAGGTTTAAATAATCGTGAAATTATAAATGCTGGTCGTCAAGAAGGTTCAATAGTTCGTCAACGTTTGCAAATGGCTGGATTGGACCAGGGAGCACAAGACCTGTTGTTGCAATATGCGGAGTCAAATGTTAGTTTTACTGAAAAAGGTGGAAAAGGTTTTTACGACCCTTCTAAAAAATCTGACCGTAAGAGAATGGGGATTGAAGGAAACTATGCTACACAACAAGAAGAAACTACACGAACAGAAGCAAATCGTGAAGAGCAAATGTACAAGCGTCAAGCAGATAACTATGCTCAAATGGAAAAAAACTTACAAAATGTTAATAAATTATTAGGTGAGTTTGAAGACCGACTATCAAGCATTATTGGTGCTAAAACAAATGTCCGTGGTTTTGGACAAATATTTAATGCTTTAGGAAAATTAGGCATTCCTGGAATGAGTTCTATTGGTAACTTTTTAGGAGACCCAAACCCTAGTGGTTCAGCAAGTCCTGGACGTATTGCCGCAGTTAACCCAACGGTTAAAAAAGATGACGAAAACCATCTTGCTCAACTAAAACCAGTCCTTCGTGAGCCTCTTACTCGTTTGTTAATGGACCGTCCAGGAATTGGAATTGGTGGAAGTTTCAGAAGTGCAGACCAACAAAAACAATTGTTTACGACTAATTATTATAGAACTGACGAAAAAACTGAAACTTATTACGATGGTTCTTATTGGAAGAAAAAACCAGGTGCAAATATGGCAGCGCCTCCTGGTTTGTCGTACCATGAAATTGGTTTAGCGGCTGACCTTACGTTTGCTAGTACTGAAGACGAACAGTGGCTAAAGAACAACGCAAGTAAGTATGGTCTTGATGAATTCTCACGACATGGTGAACCATGGCACGTGCAATCAAAAGCCTATCCAGCAAGCCGCAAACAGTATGAAGGACAAGGTGCAGCATATGGAACAGAAGAAAATGCAGAAACTAAATATGTAGTTGGAACTACTGGAAATACTGCTGAAACTGGGCCAATGGGTCAAAGCGGAGTTGATATGAGTTTTCACGCAGCAATTGTTCAACAAATGAGCACTGCTGAATCAATTGCAGCATTTGCACAGGGTAGAACAACCACATTATTGTATGGCAATGCTAGTGGCAATTCTGGAGGTGCTGGAGGTGGAAGAGGTGGTTCTGTATCTTCAAACTCTTCTGGAAAAGTCAATCATGGAAATACAGATGCTGAACAAAAGAAATTCTATTTAAAAATAAGAAACAAACTAGGCGATATGAAAATATCTCCTGGAGCAATTGCATCGTACTTAAGAAATGTTTCAGTACGTGGTCGTAAATTGTCAAATGATGAAATTGACAATTTTACAAAAATAGCGTATCGCGAAAGCAAATACGATGCAAATGCGTATAACCCAAGTGATAGCACTGGCGATTTTTCATTTGGACTTCTTCAATTAAATCTTCAAGGAAATGCTAAAGATGATTTATTTAGAAAATATCCAAATTTAAAAAAAGATTACAGCCCTTTGTGGGACCCACAGTACAATATGGAAGTTGCTGCTGGATGGTTAATGGCTGATGGTGCTACTAATTTTAGAAAAAATAACATCTACCATCATTGGGGTGGTAGTGCAAAAAATAACCCATTATCTGGACAACATGGTTATAAAGTCCCTCAAGCCCAATGGGGAGACCCTTCTGATAAAGGATATGCGCCTAAAAACTCTGCAAACAATGTTTCTATGGGTTCAGGAGCAACCGTTAAATCAACAGAACAAAACAATGTGTTTAACATTAATCCAACTATTAATGTTACTAGTACTGGCTCTGTTCCAATAGACGCTGCTAGGTTAGCAAAAGAAGTTACTAAACTTATTGAAAAAGAAGTAAAAATGAATATTGTAAGGAGTTCGTAACATGGCTGATATTAGAAAAACTTGGACTTTAGAAGAAGCCAGGAATATTGATTTTGACAATTATTCAAAAATAGTTGAAGCGTTTGAACCAAGAGGAGATTATAGTAGAGAAAATAAACCTTTTGCTTTTCCTGGCCCTCTTTCTAGAAACATTTCTCAAAGTTCTACAAAAGTTAAACGTGGGTTTATGAGAAGTATTATTTTAGGAGGAGATGTTGCTAATGCATTGACTCCTGGAGGAAAATCTAATTCTACATCAGCCCCAGGAAATATTCGCCTTAATTTTCAATTTAACCCAGAGTACATTGAGCGAAGAGTAAGTCAAAGCCCTGGAGCAGTAAACCCCTTATTGCAAAACCCTCAAAACCTTACTCAAGCAGTACCTGGAACTGCTGTGTTTAATTTTACTATGATGTTTAATCGTGAAGCAGAAGTGGCGGCACAAAGACAACGTTTTGTTCGTTCTGATGGTTCTATTGAAGAACCTCTTAACTTTAATCTTTTTGCTAAAGAAGATTTTGATGAATTTAGTATAGAAGATTCTTTAAAAGACCCTGGAAAAGTTGGTGTAATGCATGACCTTAGTCTTTTTGACAAAATAATTGGACAAGGTATCACAAAAGACTTAGTTGATACTATTACTAGGTATACCCAACAACAAGTAATTGCTATTAACAATAATATTGATAATGAAACAGAAGACGACAAGAAACAGAGAATAGAGTTTGAACAAGAGCAACAAACGGCTTTTGATTCAAGCCTTCAGAAAAACTTTGGTAACTCTGCATTTTTAAATCCAATGCCTGTTCGTATTGTATTTTCAGATTTGTTTATGGTTGAGGGATTAATTGTTGGTTCAGCAGTAGCCTTTCAAAAGTTTAATCAAGATATGATTCCAACAATTTGTCAAGTCAATTGTGAATTAATGGCATTGTACGTTGGTTTTGCAAAAAGGAAAGCATTTTTATCAGATAACCTTACTGATTGGGCAACTACCCAAGCAAGAGATGCTCAAGATAATTCAAATGCTGTAAACGCAGCCAAAGCACAAATGCTTAGAAGAATTAGAGGTGTTAAAGTTATTTTTAACAGTTCTGAAAGAGAGAATCAACAGAACAATGATAATAACGTATTATCTGCTCCAACACATAATGAAGTAGGCATGAGAGTTTTAAGGCCAAACATTTCTTCGTCTTTTTATCCTGGAAATAACTCTAATTATAATTTTAGATTTGTAACGGTTCCTCAATGGTTTAATGCTTTTACTGGGACTCATTTTTACCCAACAACTTCAACTAACGTATCACAAGAAGTATTGTCACAGTTTACTGATAATCAAACCTCATCAAGTTCAAAAGAAGTCGGAAAACTTCCAGTTACTGTTTTTATTGAATATAATAACTTAAGTACTGTTAGCACACAACAAACTCCATTGGGTCCTAAACAAATAACTACAAAAACACCATTAGATGCAAATTTTGATATTACTTGGCAATTACGAGACGATAGCACTGGTATTAAAAAGGGATTAAAAGCAAGAAAAGAAAATGTTGAATGGAAAGAAGATAATTATCCGTTGTATGGTATAAAAGAAGTAGATAATACTTATACGTTGTATAAAAATGTTTACTATATTGACCCTGAAGATGTTCCAAACAAAGAAGCAATAAAAAGCACTTCTAAATGCACTTTTATATTGACAATAACAATGAGACAAAACGTTCAAGGAATTAATGGGGAAGTAAGTTTACAATTTAAACCAATAGAAATACCTTTTCAATCTACAGAACCTTTGTATTACAGTATTATTGCACAACAATCACAACATACTTCACTAGTTAAAACTTTGAAAGTATTTGACCCCAAAGGTGGACCAGGAGGGATTAAAGTTTCATGAAAACTAATTCTTCTCGCTATACCGTTACTTACTACAACGATAGTAATGAAGAAGCACGTGCAATATCAGAACGTTTAATTACAAAATCACAACCATACATTACACATGTAGTTAATTCAAACGAGTCTTTTTCTACTCTTGCAGGAAAGTATTTAAATAACGAAAAACTATATTGGTACATTGCTGACCAAAATCCTCAAATTAAATTTCCTGATTTAATCCCTATTGGTACTCTTGTTCGCATACCTTTGGCATGATTACTACCAACCTTTCTCCTCTTGGAATTACTTGGGATATTGCCATAGATGGAGTACCGTTTAACAAACAAACTGTACAACGCATTCAAATTTCGTTTGTTGAAAATCAACATGATTATCTTTTTGTTGAACTTGTAGGTGTTCCTTCTTCATATGTTTCCTTATACGTAGACAGACCAATAACAGTATCGGTACAAATTAACGGTGGTAAGTCTTTTTCTTTTTATGGATACGTAACGCAAGTTGAAGGTATTTCTTCTACAAATGAAGGAACTGTAAACAACAGTCCATTTCAAATTCTTAAACTTATATGTCTTGGCTCTTCTCACTTGCTTCGCAGTAACAATACGTTGGTATGGGAAAATGTTACTTTAGAAAATATAGTTTCCGATATTGCTAATGATTTTAGACTTGGGTATTCAATGCCTAAAGACACATATGTTTTTAAGCGTTTAGTTCAATCAGAAGAATCATTATGGAAATTGCTTGTAAAAGCGTGCGACCAATTAGGCTACACGATAACGCTTAGTAATTCTCATATACATATTTGGGATAAAAACAAATCTCTTGCACGTCAATCGTCGTACACTATTTTGCGAGGAATAAAAGTTAAAAGAGAAAATTATAGACCTCTTCCAGGAGACATTATTAACTTAGAATCAACTCTTGGAACTGCCGATGTTTCCCAACAATCTGGAGATAAAACCGTTTCATATATTGATGAACGTGGCGTATTTGTTACTGTTGACAGTTCTCAATTAAACGGGTCATCTGGTTTTGGAACTCCTGCAGAAAGTAGATTTTATAATAAATTAGCAGTCAGCGTTGATTCTTTTGAAAAAGCATCTCGTTATATTGAGTCTAAAATTAAAAAAGCATATCCATATTTAGCAGATGCTTTAGTATATGGAGACCCTTCTATTGTCCCAGGTGGTGTGGTAAAAATTGAAGGTTACGGAGGAGATTTTGATGGATATTGGTACGTTACTTCTGTAACGCATACGTTATCAACAGACAATTTAATGTCATCTTTAAAATTAGAAAAAGATGGAACTTATGACATTCTTCCAAAATTTCCAATTGTTCAACGTTATCAAAAATCACCTTTACCAATATTGATTAAAAACAAATGGGTTATGAAAACGGAGTATGTAAATGTATACAACTAAAAATATACACAACGTTGTGTCTGGTGGACCTCACAGGGCAGTGGTAACTTATTCTAATGAAAACAGTGGGGAAATACGAGTTCGTATACCTGCAGTATTAGGTTCTTCAGAAGTATTCATTTCATTAATAGGTAGACATCCTGAATATAACGGTTGGTCAGTTCCTGAAGTTGGAGACCAAATCATTGTTGGTACAGATGATAATACTTTTACAAATGTGTTTTGGATTCAAAGTGATGGAATATCTAAACTTAAAGAACGAATTGCTGTCTTAGAGGCTCAAATAGAATCTATTTTGGAGGCATTGCCATGAAATCTATTAGAATACCTTTTTCTTTTGAGGAAGGAAGCGTATCTTATACAACTAGTGTAGACACTATTGTTAAACAAGAAATTGTTAATTATTTTATGACAATTAGTGGAGAAAGGGTAATGAACCAACAATATGGTGGTAATTTGCCTCAATTATCTTTTGAAATTAATGACCCTTTAGTTTTGGCTGATTATAAATTAGACGCCATTAGTGATGTTAATTCAAACTTATCTTTTGGAAAAGTATTAGATATGGCTGTATTAGATAATGAAAATACTACATTTTATGAAGAAAATGTGGCTACAGTACTGGTTCGTTACGCCGTAGCACCTAGAACAATATCTACTGTAAAATTAACAGTAACAAATACATTTAATGAAGAAAGCGATATCTAATGGCAACTATTGATTATTCTAATCGCGATTACGATTCTATTCGCGCTGATTTGTTATCTCGCGCATCAGAAATAGTTCCTGAATGGACTGCAAGAAACTCATCTGATTTTGGAGTTTTATTTGTTGACCTTTGGTCTTATTTTGCTGACGTATTGCATTATTATATTGACCGCGCTGCTGGTGAAGCCTTTATTACTACAGCAACTCAAAGAGAATCGTTGTTGGCTCTTGCTAGTTTATTTGATTACAATCCACAACTTCAAAAATCATCAACCGCAACTGTAACAGTCGTTGGTGAAAATGTTCCTGCAGGGGATGTTATAGAAATACCAATTGGTACAACATTTGTTGCTCCTGCAACTTCTGAACGTCCAATTGTATATTTTACATCAACGGAAAGCGCTTCTGTTTCTGCTTCTGCAAATGCTATTATTTCAGTTGTTGAAGGTTTACAAGTTAATGATGAAACTGTAGGTACTTCAAACGGCACTGCAAATCAACGTTTTTCATTATTTTATAATGGGGTAATTGGTGACAGCGTTGAAGTATTTGTACAAGAAGGTATAGTAGTTGATGGTGTTCCTTCTAATGTTGAATACCAATTTGTTAATAAATTACTTGATTCAACGGCAAACGACAAAGTATTTTCATTATTAGCAACAGCATCTAATGAAACTGAAATTGTTTTTGGAAACGGTGTAAACGGTAAAATTCCAAACACTGGACAAAACATAGTAGTAAATTATCGCAAAGGTGTTGGTTCTATTGGAAATATTTCGGCAAACTCAATTACACAAATTCAAAATTCTCCAAGTATTTATATATCGGAAATCTTGTCTAGTGCTGCCGTTGGGGGGTCAAATGTTGAATCTATTGAATCGTTAAGGAACAACATCCCAAATTCATTTGCAACACAAGACCGTGCTGTATCTTTAAGTGATTACAAAGCGCTTGTATTACAGGTTCCTGGGGTTGCTAAAGGTACTGCATCTTATTCAAGTGGGACTGTTACTATTTACGCTGCTCCGTTTACAGAAAGTTATTTAACATATTCGTCTGCTGCATTATCAGTAGATAGCACTTTGCAAACCAACATTGTTGAATATTATGAACCTCGTCAAATGATTGGAGCAAGTGTAACGGCGGCTAGTGCAATTAACTTAACAGCGGTTAATATAACCGCTACAGTAAATGTGTTGTCAGGATACATTGCAAGCAAAGTTGCTGAAAATGTTGAAACGGCTTTAAACACATTATTTGAATTTGAAAATGTTTTTTTTAATCAAACATTGTCAAAAGGTCAAATTTACAGAACAATTCTTAATGTTCCTGGTGTTGATTATGTAACCCTTTCTTTACCAAGCACTGAAACTGTAACATCTGGTGAGTATGGATTATTAAAAAAAGGCACTTATACAATTACAACTGTTGGTGGAGTTACTGGTTAAATGGCTTTAATATCCTTTCGTTTACGCCGAACAGATGATGTTGGTTCGTATGTTCGCGAAGAAAGCCGTTTAGATTCTGCGCTTCGTAGTGATTCATATGTAACACCGTCAGATTCTGTTGGATTTTCTTCGTTTAGTGCAACAGTAATGAATGTTGAAGAACAAACTGTAATAGACGCTGGACGACCAGGTGGTCAATATACCGTATATGAATATGATGTATTAACAGAATGGACGCTAACTGAAGAATTAGTATCTGCTCCAGTAACACTTTCACCAACTGAAATACATTTGATAGTCAATCAATATGGAGAGCCGCTTACAGTTGAAGATGGTACTACCATATTTACTTGTAACAGTTCATCTTTTGTTAACACTTTTCGCCATGTTAGCGCATTGTACAAACCTGGAACTTGGTTGTATTACGGATTTTTTATTAGGTATTCAGATGGTTCAACGGAATGGTTTGAACGTGTTGCAACCGTAACAGTGCAATTGCCAAAGTATTATCAATCTGTTGAAGACCTTTGGAAACGAATTCCTGAATACTATAGGGCTGCAGATTACGCAGAAGGAAAAGGCCATCTTAAAAAGTATTTATCGTTGTTTGGTTGGGAACTTGACAAAACAAGAAGTTTAATTGACAGTTTAATAACTGTTAATGACCCTGTTACTTCCCCAACTGTAACTCTTGATGCAATTGCCAAACAGTTGGGTTTGCCCGTAACTTCATTAGATATTGGAACAGCAAGATTAAGAAGCGTTCTTTTAAATATCTTTAACCTTCGTCAACGTAAAGGAACAATTGGCGGAACCACTTCTTTTATTTCTGCAATGTCTGGTTGTCAATCTCGTTTTGACTCAGACACAAATACTTTTTATGTATATTCTCAACGGGTAAACCTTTTGTCTGACCCTAAATTTAGGCAACAAGATATTTCTTTTTACTTAGGAACACCATCAGTTCTAGATAGAACACCGTTTACCCTTCGTAGTGAAAGTGGTGGTTCTGCTTTACGTAACCCAGATTCAAATGACGACGCAATTAGAAACTATAATTCAAATCCTTTGTCTGTAGGAGAACTAGCAGAATATACAACAACATTAACAACTGATACTGCGGCTTCCGTAGGTTGGGGTGTATATACATATGGAAGTGCTTTTTCTGGAAGTGCTTCTGTACCTGTTGTTAACACAGTAATTTACGACGGTGAGGAAACTGCTGGAGCATCTGTTTCTGTTGTTTACGCTAATGGAGATGGTATTAAAATTGAAATTCCAAATGACGCTACTGGACCTCAAGTCGTAGTCGTATATGGAAGAAAACCGTTTTATTACAGAAACGATGTTACTTATTATAGTTCTTTTAACTGCAATCTTTCGGGAGCATCGTTTGTTAATTTTCGTTTTATAACTAATGACAATATTAATTCTTTTATAGAAACTGACCCACCAGATTCTGTTGGTGAAGCATTGTTTTACGATTCATGGAATACAGAAAGCGCTGCAAATCAAAATATATTCTTGTATGGAAACACGGCATATTACAATGCCAGTTCTCCTGGTTTAGCAACTGTTGGTCGTTTTAGTTTGCAACATCCAGAATCTCCAGAAATTGATAATGTTGAGAAGGCTGTAGTTCCAGCACTAGTCTTTTTTGCAGACCCTGGTGATTCTATTATTGTTTCTAAATGGTTGGTTGAACCGAACGCCGTAGGACGTTATTTTGACGGAGACGACATTTACGGTGGGTTTATTCAACAAGCAAACCAACCAAGCATTGTCGGTGTTGCTGACTATAGATGGGGTCCAAATGGCGGTGAAGACAATGAAAACTTCTCGTACTACACTCTTGATTATGCGCGAGTTACAAATGCTGTAGAACGCATTGTGGAAGATACATTGATACCCGTTAACATGATTGGCAACTACACTATTGAATGGAACACTATCCCAGGAGATTAATGGAACTATTACTTGCAGCACTAGCCGTTTACAAAGTCGTACAAATTCTAGATTTGTTTTTAACAAAAGAACCAATGCCATGGGTTAAAGTTGTTGCAACATTGGTTATGTCATACGCATCAGTTCTAATTCTATGGACAGACATTATTTGGTTGCATGGACTAGTTGTCGCAACAATCGCTGGTATAGTGCACAGCCTGATTCGCATGATTACACTCATGGGAGACATGGCAAGAACAAAGTCGTTACGCTAAAAGGAGAACAACATGAATCAATTTATAATACTTGGAGTAGGCAACACTTCTGAAAACATCATAGAGGATTGTTTATTTGATTTGCCAAAGGACAGTACGTTTCATATTTACACGTACCGAACAAGTCTAGAAGGAGTGTGCCGAGTCTACGATTGGTTGTTAGATAACAAAGCGTCTTACATTGCATACCACAACAACACAGCACCAGCAATGCTAACTAATGAAGCAACTAAAGCAGTTGAATCAACCATAGATGAAATGATTGATGTGGCTAAAAATTTAAAGGCCACTGTTCTTTATTTGTGGAACGATAAAGACGAAGTAGAATCTGAAAAAGAAGTAACTAGATTAATTGATAGCGGATTGCGTGTTCTTGACTTAACACAAGGTCTTACTCCGTTTTTAATTGTTGACAACAAAAAAGAAGTAAATGATACTGTAGATTCTCTTAAACCAGTAACTCGTGAAGAGTACGAAGAGATGCCATTGGCTGCATTAAAACAACAAGCAGCAGCACATGGTGTACCAGATAATAAACTTAAATCAAAAGAACAAATGATTGAAGCACTGGTAAGCGATGAATCAACAGCAACTGTAGTAATCATTGCAGGGAAGTTGGCTCCACTAGAATTTCCAAAAATATTTAAAGTTACAGAACAAAAAGCGCAAAAATTAATTAATGACTTAATGTAATTACGCAGGGGGACTGGAGGCGGAAAGGAGGTAGAAAAACCTCCAGCCCACACCCTGCTCAGCGTTCGGACAAGGACGCTGAAATCATTTTACCAAATAGGACGAGGAATAACACGATGGCAAAAAGTAAATTTTCAGGACCGTTTCTACCCTTCCCACGTTGGGTACTTCAATACCTTGGAAACGACTCAATTAGTAAAGTAGTATTATTAACTGTATTACTTTACATGGATGCTGATACTCAAGAACTAACAACCTCTTATGGACACGTGGCTAAGTTGACTGGGTATTCACGCAGAACCATCATTCGTTCTGTCAATCGCTTGGTTTCTTCTGGCGTACTTATTCGCAAAAACCGTTTAGGAAAACACGGAAACATTAGCAATAAGTACATTGTAAACTTTAACAATCCATCTACCCTAGTGTCTACACAGACACCACCTAGTGTCCTTACAGACACCACTGGTGGTGACACGCCTGACACTACCCCTAGTGTCCCCAGTGACACCCAATCAAGAATAACAATAAACAAGAATAACCATAACAAGAATCTCTCTTTCAAGAAGGAGAAAAAAAAGGACGATATTACAAATGGTTACGTTATAGACGAAACGCTATTGTCACAATGAACGACGACTGGGGAAAGGCTCTAGGCTCAGATGAGGATAAACCGATGATTACTAAAATGTCCACAAAAACCAAAAACACAACTATGGCTTTGGTATATCACTTTAATAAATCCATAGAGTATCCAATGAGTTTTGAAGTAAATGCGTTGGCTTTGTCTAAAACGTTTAAGAATTTGCGTGACAGTGGAGTGTCATATTCTGACATGTACAACATGATTGACAGATTCTTTTATGAAATTAAACAAAAACCATTGCCAAAAGATGTGGCTACGTGGTCAGCATTTATTAAACGACGAGATGATTTATTACAGTGGGTGACAGCCAATTCCTCCGATTCTGATGTGTCGGAGTGGAAATGAAAAAATGGTGGTTTTTTATAAAAGCATTTAACATTGTTTTTAAAATGAACACTGTTAAACAAGAAGAAGAAAAAATTGAAATGTATGTTTGTTCTTTGTGCGGGAGCATATACTTAGACAAACATTCGTACCTTACACATTACAAAGTTGATGCGTGCACAGCACCAATGTATATTTTACCTAGCGACCCATTACACATAAAGGACACACTATGACAACAGGATGGAAAGGTCCTCGTTACTGGCGTAACAGACCACTTGAAGAACGATTAAGCAATTTACGCATTCCACGAAGATTTGAATCAATGACATT